ATCTACCTTGAACCTTACAACAAAATCATTGTACACGACCTTTTCAGGATAACGAATGACCTTAAAGGGTGTTTGTAGCTCAGCATCCTCGACTGTAATGCCAGGAAGGTTTACAGACGTTACATTTAGGATAGTATTAGGAATCTTCTGAATTGCTAATTGATAACCTAATGGTGATAAAAAACTTTTTTGGATGGCCATGTGAATACCTACTGATCTACAATAAATCCGTTGAAACTATTTTTGGTGATATAAATGTTTAGAGTGTACCTGTTATGGTCTGTTCTATTAACATAATAATGTTCACCATGCTTTTGATTTTCAAAAATTAAAGCTCTGTTAGCTTTCCAGCCAACATTATATAATTGCTTGTTATCATCTAATAAAATTGTTCCATTGCCTTTTCTGGGATATAGAAAAACAACTATACTGATATATTTATCTGGATGATCTTTATGGACATTATACACATATCTAGGCTCACAACACACAAGATCGGCCTTAACATATAAATTAGGCTGCAACAATGCTACTAATTTACTCCTAATAACATCTTCAATTTGTTTGGATACTGATATATCATGATGCAATAAAATTGATTTTTTAATTGGCCACAAAATATTTCTAATATCATGCTGACAGCTTTTATCAACAAAGGTGTAGCGTTCATCAATGTCTTTTAGTTTCAATAATAAATCAAAAACATCTTGTGGTAAGAAATTATCTTGAATGTAAAAATCCCAGGGTGTATTAAATTGTGTCAACGTTGGGTAATGACCAGGCGCAACGGGAATCATTTCCCCTCCTTCAATCCCTCATCAAACCTTCTTCCAAGCCTTGCTAAAGGAATAACATGTTCTTTATATGCTTTTGTTTGTCTAAACCTTTCAATGGCTTTAGCTACCTGTGTTGTTGCTCCCTGTATGTCATCACACATTGCACAAGGTAGAATCTGAGTTCTATCTTTATTAATTAGTCGCCATCTTATTCTATTAATCTTTTCATCATTCACAAACATATCCATTAGTGATCTTTCATGCACATTGCCAATTTTTATTTGACTAGACCAATCATTGCAGCACATCTGATAGTTACCATCAAAATCAATGAAGATCTGTCTCATTGGGTGCCAACAAGGTGAGTCACTAATTTTGACACTTTGCCCATTTGGCATTTTAACTACGTTTGTATAATCAAGAATATCATTCCTTCTGTCTTGATTTCTAAAATATCCAGCTCTATTATTGAAAGCATGCTTCCAGCTTTTGCCATCTTCTTTGTAGCTGGGCATATTGTTGATCTGATCAATACTGAACCCATCTTGTTTATAGTAATGGTAAACTTTACCACCACCTGGTAGAGTTACATACTTTTGTTGCCTCTCTTCATATTCTTCTTTAGACTCATAACTATTTAAAATTAATTCATCTAACTTTTGACCAACAGGAGAGTTCCACCACTCATCAAGTTTATAACCATTTGTGGTCAGTCTGACCTTCCATTTTCTTGGTGCAGCAGTTAGCATATCAACTATAGTATCAAATTTTTTATGGAGTGTACTCTCACCTCTTCCGGCAAGCTCAATCCAACCTTTGAAATCTATTGAGAGTAATTCTTTTATTACTATTTCAACTGTTTCAAGGGACATTTGTTTGTTGATGTTGGGATATAGTGGGACAGCATCTAAGCTTCTGGGACAGAATGAGCACTGCCTATTACAGAGTCCTGTTAGGTCAAAATCTAATCTTACTATGTGGCTAAACAGTGGATGATTTTTAATACCATTCTCATCTACTGCTATTGGAATTAAATCCATGGATCAATAATTCCTTCTACCCAATTCTCACACGTGTCAACAATATATTGAATAGATTTACCCTTGATAACTCTATCTTCCTTAATTACTCTGTCATGGATCATTCTCACAAGATAACCTGATCTATCTTCAAGTTCAAACAGCTCTGCTGTTCTGTTGTCTCTTACATACTTTGTCAAAAATCTAGCATTGTCAATCATACATCACCTCAATATTTTGTTACTGAACCATCGTGCCCTACGTGCCATGCCTGGAATGTTATTTGTGGGTATTCTTTCTGTAATGATTTAAAACTTATTAAATTATTTGTATCGTCATCAAAAAATCTAATTCTTTTATATAGACCACTTCTTAGATACTTGCGGAATATAGCCTTTTTGTTCTTGGCACTTGACCCTAGCTTTAAGTTACCAGCTCTTTCAACGTGTATCTTGCTTGTATCTATGCCATGGGCATCTAGCGCTCTCAAGAAAATTTCTTTATTATCAAAGTCTGCTCTAGCTGTTGATATAATAACTTTAGAGCCCTTAGCAAATGCATTATTAATAATTGCCTTTGCTTTACCTATCATCTTAGCTACTGGTGTGGATGTCTTTTCAAATACTTCAGCACTTCTAAACTCACCATAATCAAAAGATTCACTAGCCTTCAACTTATAATGATTATACTGTTGGTTATCTAATGTGTGGACTACCTTACCACCATTCATTACTTTAATCTTAGCCTTTGTGTGGAACAAGGTTTCATCAAGGTCAAACACAGTTAGACCAAGTTCCGCTTGTTCATTTAGATATGTTTTGAATGAATGCATCTCCATACCAATATTTATCAAGCAAAAAAAAGGGCCGCTTTCGCGGCCCTCTTTCTCTATTAAGTCCTTTCGGATTATAGAATGTTGCTTACTAGAACGCGTCTGTAGTATACGTTTGCGTCCTTTGTCATAGCGCCATTGCCATATGCAGCACCTTCTGCGAATGGATTTGCGACCATGCCGTAGCGTGTCTTGAAGCCAATCTTTGGCTGGAATGTGTCTTCACCAACTGCACGAACCATCTGTAGTGGAACGTATGGGCAGTAGAAGATACCAGCATCGAATGCGCTTGCGCCCTTATAGCCAACTGTCATGTAGTTGTCTGTTACGTATGGGTCGATGTAGACCTTGATACGACCGTTTAGAACACCAGCAAATGTGTTGCCTGTGTCGTCAACGTTTAGAGCGTTGCTGTTTAGAGCAGGAGCGTAATCTAGAACACCAGCCATTTGTAGTGCAGATGCGACATCTGAAGAACATAGGATGATGTTGCCCTTGCCACGACGTGTGTCTTTGGCAATTTGGTTAGCTTCGCGTTCTACTTGGAACATTAGACCCTTGAACTTCTCAACTGACCAACGACCGTTTGCATCGACGTCTAGGTCGAATGTACCGGCTGATGTTGTGTTGTTAGCACCGCGCTTAGCTGTTACGTTAATTGTGCGGATAACTTCACGGTTGATTTCTACAAGGATTTCTGATTGTAGAATGTTTGATAGCTCTGACTCGGCATCTAGACCATGGATAGCCTTTAGATCTTGGGCTAGTTCCATTGTGTACTCTGCCTTCAATGCGCGGCTCTTAGCTTCAACAGAAACCTTCTCAATTGAGAAAGCCATGTTTGCAAATGCAGCGTTTGAAGAGTTACCTAGAGCTTCAGCCTGGCTTGTTGACATACCGCCGGCCCAGTTATATGTATTGGACTCTGCGTTGTTTGCTGAACCAGGAGCTGTACCTACGTTACGGTAGCCAGGTAGGTTAACTGTTGAGTTACCTAGAGCAATCGTTGAGAATGCTGTATTGGCTTCGTTGTAGAATGCTTCTGTAGCTGAGTTAGCTTGTGAGCTGTACTTGCTGCGCATTGCAAAGATCAAGCCTGTTGGGCCTGTCATTGGCTGAACGCCGCAAACGTCATAAGCAACTAGGTTTGGCATTGAACGACGAACCAAGCTAATTAGAACTGGATCGTAGTTTGAAACGCCATCACCAAAACCAGCTGTGCCAGTTGCGTTAGTTGGTGTGTGTGTACCGGCTTCCAATAGAGCACGTGCGCCGCCGCCGTTTTCTGCCATTGAACGCTCTGTATTTTCTAGTAGCTGAGCTGTTACTGATCTACGTAGAGTATCCTTAATTGCTGGAAGGTCTGCGTGCTCAAGAACTGGCTGCCACTTCTTTAGAAGTTGTTCGTTAGAAAACATCTTTATCTCTCCTTTGAGGTTTTAATTATTTATAAAATGGTTACTTTTGGACCGAACGAGAAATTGCTGTAGCATATTTCTGCATGATTGGATCAACTACCTTCTCTGCAGGAGCAGGAGCGACTTCCTCATTTAGCTGTTGCTGAGCATTTGACTCTACCTTCTTAGCTGCGAAGTATGATTCCTTGATCATGCCTAGCTTCTTCTTATATGAAGCAACGCCGGCATACTCAATACCTTCAGCTAATGTACGAAGCTTTTCAATCTGTGTGGCAGCTAGGCCTTCTGATACTTCAGTAAATGCCTTGTCTGCTTCTGCGGATTCTAGCTTCTTAGATAGTTCAATATTTTCATTGATTGATGCAGATAGCTTGGCCTTTAGTTCTTCAACTTCAGCGGCTGTCTGGGCTAGGATGTCTAGCTTCTCTTGTGGGGCATCAACATAATGTTCTGTGAAAAGACCCTTTAGGCCTTCCATAAAGCTCTCAACTACTTCGGCCTTAATACCGCTTTCAATTGCTAGCTTGTTCTCTTCTACCCACTGCTCTACTACGTAGTCTAGGTAGCTATCGATCTTTTCTACTAGAGCTTCTTCAATGGCACCAACTTCTTCAGATAGGCGTGCCTCATATTGCTCCTCTAGAGATGCTACAACGCCGGATACCTTCTCGTTGATAGCAGCTTCAAAAATGACTGTTGCTTTTTCTCTAAAATCTTCTGATAGCTCTGAACCATCAAATAGAGCAGCTAAGTCCTCTTGTACGGCCTTTAGCTTTTCCATTGGCATGCCAGCATCTTTCTTGGCTGCCTTTGATGAGTCCTTACCACCAGCTGGGTCTACAGGACCGGCAACAGATGCGTTAACACCTGGTACCTTAAAATCTTCTTCGTGAAGTACTTCTGACATTGTATTTTCTCCCAAAAAATTTACGTAAATTGGTTAATATTATTTATAAAATTAAAGTTTTGACAAGAAGTCAGTCCAGGTTCTAAGCATTGCTTCTTCTAAAGCACGCTTGTTTGGCTTGGCAGCTGCTTTCTCAATCTCTTCTTTATACAGTTCAATCTGCTGAGCTTTCAGCAAACCATTATCCCATACCCATTCTACACCTTCCATAATACCACTAACAAATGCACCTGGTGCTGATGGATCAGCTACAATATCAGCAGCTGTGGCAAGAGTGAAGTCATCCTGGACTTCCATAATGCCATTCTTCTCTTTAAGTGAACCAAGACCACGTGATGAAACACCTACAGCACCACCACCTTGCATGATGTTTCTGGCAATGTTACCCATTGGCGTTTCTAGAATCTTAGCACGACCAATGATGTTTGAACCATCTCTCTTCAACTCTGTAATCATGTGTGAAACACGATCTAGATTGATTTGTGGACCTTCTGGATGGCCAAGTTCACCAAATGCTCTCTTTGTGTCTACGTACTCTTTCACGTAGCGATTAACTTCCTTTTCCATAACGGGCATAGGATAGATACGGCCATTTCTATTCTTTAGATCGGCCT